CCTCCTACTGCTGTGCTACCGGCACAACGATCTCGTCCTCGGGTGAGAACTGATCGACCGGAGCGAGTTCTGCGGTATACACTACCTCGACGCCATACGGCGTGTCAAGTAGGGTAGGCCAATCCCAGTTTGCCGGATGATCTGCGCGCTCGTCCACTTCGATAGACAAGCTCACCAAGTATGTTCGCGCCATAACTTCCTCCTACTACTTCCTATCCCAAGCGGGATTTACTTAGTATCTGGGTTGTCTATCACCTTGTCAAGTACGAACGCAAACCGGAATGGTGTCTTGCTCCTGGGCTTGTGGGCAGCTCGACAATCCTCGCAGACCCATGCTCCGTTCGGATCGGGAACAAGGCCGTGCCTAACATTGTTCGGACAGCGGGGTGCCGGAGCACCCTCCCATTCGCTAGTTCGACGCGCCACGATCTCCCCTCTCAATCTCCTTGACAATCTTATGGATCATGCGGTCGCCGGCTTCTCGAACCTCCGCCGCAATCTCCCGATACGAGCTGTCAATGAAATGTTCGGCCTCATCTGGCGTCCAGTCTGGGTAGAGCCGCAAAATGTCGGCGACTCCCCACGACACCGTAATAGAGATGATCTGAAATGACTCTGCGACCTGATCGTCGCTCATCTCACTCACTTGGCACCACCAGTCGGCAGTTATCGAACCCCCGGGAACACATCCCCGGCTCGTGGGCATAGGCCTCACTGATCGCGGCACCACACGACAGACACCACTCCCCACAAGGGCAGAAGTCATCTGAGGCAAAGACCGGATAGGGAGCATTCCCTTCGGAGTCTAAGGCCGTGCTACTAAGCTCCGCGCCAAACCGGGATTCGGCACAGGGGACACAATGAACCCCAGCCTCATAGGTATAGGCCTGAACCACCCACGCCTTCATTACCAGAACCATCCTGCGACAAAGAAAAAGAGAAGCCATAACAAATAGCGGCTCATAAATACCTCCTACGGCTGTACGATTGTGGAGTCTGAGTATACCAGACCATACGATTCGGGATCGTGGCCAATGCGCGACTCAAGCTTCAGGGCCGGCATCTCGACCTTCCTAATGCTCTCGCCACAGTCATGGCACCTGATCTCGGTAATGTCTGGGTAGCTGTATTCCTCAGGATTCTGCTGAACGGCAATCTGCGCCTTATCACCTTCGCCGATGATGGAGCAGACTACCTCAAGCAGCCCATAGAAGTAGATGCCATCCCACCACTCATCGGACGCCCGGGTCTTGCCGGAGCAGCCCTTATGAAGATAGGCCTTCATGACTGCTTCTCCAAGGAGATCGCCTTATCCGCATAGTCCATACCTTCGGCGGTGAGCTTCCGTACTTCCTCGGAGTCTCCATCCTTCTCATAGGAGACCAAGGCCTCCTGATAGGCGACACCCGCACGGAGCCACTCCATTGCCGCCATAGGGTTCTCTGACTCCCTGCCATTCAGAAACGCGGTAGCCGCCCGGCTCCTGAGGAATCCATCGAGCAAGCCGCTCTCATACTTCTGGCCGTCTGCCATACCGGTACCTCCTACTACATACCCCAAGTGGGGCTTCTCCAATCCTAAGGCCTAGCTATCACGCTGTCAACCACCGAGCACGATAAGGAATCTTAACTTTCTATTCGTGCCCTGTGCTGCCCTGCTGTGTTAAGACGCCTTAACAATGCCCACCAGGAATAACACGATGGAATAACTGCCTGGAATAACTGGAATAACCCGAATAACTGGCCAGAATAATAGCTGTGGTAATAACTCCGGTGCGAATAACTGCGGGAATAACACTGTAGGTATCAGTTGTGAAGTGAGGGAAAAACGGCCTGGCTGCTCTGCCCAGGTATGCAAGCATCCCAACCCACCACTCTTTTATCATCTATAAGATTCCTTCACCAAATCACCACCAGCCCACCACCAGCAAAAAGAAATGCCCAGCACCGGGAAGATCAGGTCATAGCGCAGAGAGGAGATACAGTCCCCAGCACAGAACGAATCAGCCATGATCGAACCTCTTCTCTCCTCCTACGATCTCTTAGTGTTTCTCCTTCCCTATGGAGCGTATACGGCGCCTGCCTCACGGCACCATGACCCTCCTCTCACGACTCAGCCGCCTTCGGCGTCTTCGGGCCGAGCCTGAGGCTCATTGGCGTAGAAGCTCATAGCGCAATCATGGTATAGCCGTGTGCTACAATCCCCAGATGAATCAAAACCTTGCTGGAGATTTTGCGTGGGCGCTGGCAATTGCCGGCGGTGTGGTCATGGTCATTATTCAGCTGGCCTATGAGTATCAGGAATCCCCTAGGCGCAAGCACAAGCGTTAGGTCAACCCACGAGGAGATACACTATGTCGTACATATTGCGCAAGTTCTCTGAAGAACTGATCGTAGTACTGCTGATTGGCCTTGTATCGACCACTACCGCCTGGACAGCGATCCAGGCCTCCTTTCATAACAATGCATCGTCTGCCGCCTATGGCGACTACCAGCTGATTATTGCGGATGCGAATAACCTGTGGATTACGGCCGAGGTGAAGTACCGGGCCGACCTGCTAACCTGGGACACCGACCTCGGCGGCTCGTACGAGTACAGCGTCTACGCGGTGCCTTGCAAGGAGCGCAATCAGGTGATCCGCCCAGAAACCCAATTGCCAGACTGCATCGCGTATATGGATGCCGTGTACGGCCCATATAACGAGATGTATAACAGCGGGGACGAGCCTTTGGCGCTCTCCGAGCTTGAAGGCAGCTACAGCAACCGACTGCAGGTGCTTACGGGTATCTTTGCCGTTGCCCTGTTCGCCCTGGGTGTCACCTCTCCGATGAAGAGCCGGAAGAACGCCTCCTATCTTGTTGCGTTTGCCGCAGTCCTGTGGGCGGTTGGCATTGGTCTAATGGTCACGATCCCCGTCATTTTGCTGTAAGGGGAAGGTATGTCATACGTCATTGCAAACATCCCGCCCATTGCCTGCTATGTCCGTAAGGAGTACCTTCGAGACTTCCAGGATGGTCACGGAGAGTTCACCCCCGCCTACTGGGTCACCGTCAAGGCAATCCCTCACCGCGCTTTGTACATTGAGGCCTTTCTGCCCGAGTACGGCGCTCTATACGACAAGCTGCCGATTAGCGCCTTTGTCTGGAAGCCCCAAATCCCTAGCCCAGACCTAACGCTTGGCGACCTCCAGCTTTGGGATGCCATCTCGCCGCAGTTAGCCGTGGTTGAGAAGGCAGTATTGAAAAACATGCGCTGCAAATTCCGAACGCCCGCAGGGGTGTGGAGCGAAGGGCACTACTTGTTTACCGTTGACATGGTGCACAGCGACCCCAATGAGATTGATGCGTATTGGTCACGTGTTCCTGCAGAACATAAGTCGTACAACTTTATGCGCTTGGACAACGGTCAGTTTGCTGCCCAGCCAAACAACAGAGTGCTGTGGTTGGACGAAGCACTTGTCTACAAGGAAACCAAGATGCCGGACTTCAAGGTTTCCACCAAGGAATTCTCGGCGGAAGAGGGCCGGTGGAAACTTGGTGATAGCGATGCTTGGGGCTACGAGCCAACACCTAAAGTTGACAATCCAAAAACCACCTGATACCGTTCCTCTTGTACCCACCGGGGAACATCAACAACCGGGGAAAAGAGATGCGAGTCTCTGCTCTCGGAAGTAGAACGGTTCGCCATAACCCGGTGGGGCACTTGTGTCGGTTGAGGCGGGACTCCTACCCCGCCTCCCGATACCACAGTAGGAGGTACACATGAAGACTCGAGAACTTAGGAAGACCGCCCGAAAGGTCGCCAAAGCTCGCGGCCACCAGCTCACCAAGTTCACCCACCTGATGGGTGCCGGCTGGGATCTTGCCAGCCATGCCCAGTGCGAGAAGTGCGGGTTTGAGGTCAGCGTCTATCCGAGCCCTGCCCCAAACGGCATTGACATTGCCGGAAACGCGGTTGCGGTGAATTGCGGCACGCCAGCGTGAAGCCATTTGTTTTCCGCAGGGACGAAGAACTAAAAACAACGCTAGACTGCACCGACTGCGATGGGCAGGCTAGGGCGCTCTGGTGCGATAATGACGGCAACATCCCCCTGTGCGATCCTTGCGTCCGCGCACGTGAGGCGGCCTACCGGGTTAAGTACGCAAAGGAAGACTAATGCCAATGAAGGTGTGCGTGCGTTGCAAAGAGGATTGGCCAACAGATACTGAATTTTACAAAACAGCTGATTCGATCAAGTGCATCGCCTGCGAGAGCGAAAGTCAAGATTGGCGGAAGTACCGCACCCCTGAGCATATGGCTCGTCGAAGGGAATATCAACGCGCGTATCAAGCGCGAAAGAATCAGAGGGAGGCCCAGTCATGACCCGAAAGAAAATTGTCACAGCTGAAGATGTGCGCGAGCTCAAAAAGCTCCTAGACACAGAGTACCTTACATCGTTAGATGCGCCGGTGTCTGAGGAGGGCGACAGCTCCTTTGGGGATTTCCTCAAAGATGAACACGCAGCCGACCCGCTAACTGAGGCCATGAGGAACGCCATGATAGAGGCGGTTCACTCGGTTCTTGACTCCCTGCCTTCGCGTGACCGGCAGATCTTGTCTATGCGCTACGGCATTGGTTTTCCCCGCCCGATGACCATGGAAGAGATCGGTGCAGAGTTCAGCCTCTCCCGTGAGCGTGTTCGCCAGATTGAGAACGCCGCCATGAAAACGCTGCGGCACCCAAGCAGAATGCGTAAAATGCGGCCGTACTCCGATGGCACCGGTAAGCAGCCATGACCGAAAGCGGACGATGCTGCTTCTATTGCGGCAAACCCATGGCGCAACCGACCGAAAGCCGCTGCTGCAGCACGAAGTGCGAGCAGCTGGCGCTTAGGGTCGAGAGGACTTCGATGGACGAGCTTCTTGACGACCGGCTGGCAGAGATGAAGTTCCTGCGGCCTATAAACCCAGATCCGGTGACGGCAATTGCAAAAGAGCTTAAGCGGGGTAGTTGACAGGCGAATACCGATGCCTTAGGATGTGTTGGCGGGGTTTCCCGCTATAGAGTAGGAGGTAGTAAATGAGCTGCACGTATTGCGATCCGGCAACAAGCACAGAGATTAAGGTCACTCTTGGTGAAGGCACTATGGGCGTCTACACGGCCCGAGTCCGCACCGATTACCGGTGGAACGGCTGGCTCTGCCCAGCATTTGATTTCAAGACCGCCCTGCGTGTTGCGGCTGACACCCACATCCTCGCCTCAGAGGCCACCGAAGAGGGCGACCATGGCGACATGGTGGAGTTTGCTTCGTATAACGCCCGGTACGGTACGTTTATCATGAGCGGCGGCGGTCGCTCGGTAGATGACGAACTTGTGGAGATTAACGCCACGAGCTGCTGTGGGCGCTATGATATTGGAGCAATGAACTGGACGTGGGTAGAAGATATGCCTGAGCTGGGAGATGAGCCGGAATTTACGGCCACAATCCCCGTGCCAGTCTGATAGAAGGAGAAATCATGGCAAAGAAGAAGGAAGTAACTCAGACCATCACCATTCGTAAGTACGACGAAGAGATGGGCGATTCTTACGACGTAGAGGTTAAGAAGGAGCCAGTAAGCAATTGTGAGCTGTGCTCGTGCGCGGGATGCCTTGATAAGCGTTGCTGCGAACATCTGGCGTATTGGGATACCGAGCATGGTCAGCCTGCGCGCTATCAGCTTGACCGGCTCGTTCAAGAAATTAAGAATCGAGATGCTGTAATTGCCAAGCTCAACAAGCACATTGAATACCTTGGGGCCGCTTGCGATCTTGCGCTTGACAGCTTGGAGAAGTCTCACATTGGGCCGCACCCGGCAAAAGCATTCATTCACGTCATGAAGACTGCGCTTGAGCACGACGTTGCTCATGTTTGGCGACTGTTTGCAAAGGAAGCGTACCTTTGCGAAGCGTGCCGGTGCGACAAGTGCCTGGCCGCCCTCAGGGCTGTGTATAACAATGAGGCAAAGAGGCATGGCTACGAAAAGGTACCGGAGTGCTGCGGACACAAGCATGTCTCTGCAGACCTTCCGTTCTGATGGGGAGGGGAGGTAACGTGGGGCTCTGGATCAAGTGGGACGCTAATGCCCATAAGGACGACAAGATTGCGTCGTTGACCGACACGGAGTTCCGCGCGTTTATCACGGCAATTAGTGAGGCAAAACAGATCCGCAGTGGCGGCCTCTTTAAGAGCCGGAACCACCTCAAGGCGTGCATTGGCAGTCGCTACAGCAAGGCGATTGACGGGCTCGTATCAAAGGGGCTGCTGGGGCTAGATGAGATCGGGGGCGTTGCTGTGCTGGAATGGCATCGGTATCAGGTTGACCCGACATCAAACAAGCGCCAGGCGGCGTACATTGCCCGGCAGCGCGTAAAGGTATAATGGTAGAAGTAGTTTTTAACCCTTGCTACCAACATGACCCGAAGGTGTTCAGCCGTGAGTCATTTGCCTGGCACTGCAACGATTGTTTTAACAATGCGGTGCAAGAGCATGGGTGTGAAGACTTTTATCTTCCGGGCACCAAGGATTGCGAGCTTTGCTGGCTCGCAGAAAAGTAGGGATACGATGTGTAGCGAATACAAGGGCAAAGAGTAATGAATGGAAAAATTTACGGCAACGTTGAAAGTTCAGTGCATGAAATTGCCAAAGCGTGGCAACAGCGCCATGCCGGAAAGCCAGCTGTGAAGCTTATTTACAGCGGTCGTTGGAGCGTATCGGTAAATCAGTACGGTTTTACCGATAAGTGCAAAGTATGGGGCCATTCGGAATCCTCAATAACCGCAGCATTCGTTTCATTTTGGGATGCCTTTAATGCAGTGAATCAGCATTGCGATTGTATAATGCAAATTCATGCCGAAAATTTTGCTGTAGGGCAGAAGTAGACAGAGGAGCATAAGAGTAACATGTGCGAGAAGTACAACGGCTGGACTAACTGGGAAACTTGGAACATGGCGCTCTGGATTGGTGAAGACCACGACGGAGAGCACATCTTGCTTCAGGCCCGGGAAGAGATTGCCGACTTTACCGACGATGAAGTGGTCAATGTGCACGAAGCAACGTCATCGCTGGCAAGCTGGTTGCGCGACTTTGCCGAAGAGGTGTATCTTGGTCATCTCAACAAGGATGACATCAAGGGGCCTGTGGCGGATGCCATCTACCATAGCTACTTGCCAAAGGTTGAGTGGTATGAGATTGCAAAGCATTATATCGAGGAGGCTGGACAAGAATGAAGTACAACATCATGCAGGACTTGGTAATTGTTGGAGGGGGCGCCCTTCTCATGATTAGCGGCGTTCTCTCTAAGGAGCCGATCAACATTGTTATCGCCGGTTTGTTTTTCCTGTTTGGCATTGCAACCCTCTATGCCGACACTCGGCGGGGATAGGATGTTTGCAGCAGGCCTTGCCCAATGGTTTGTATTTGTTATCTTTGGGAATGTAATATTCTGGCACGCAATCACGCACGAATATTGGTTTGGCTGGCTAGTGGCGGCAGTTTTCCAAATCTTTGGTATTGTAGCAATGGTTGATCACACGGCAGATCATTTCTTCCGTGAAGGGTTTAACAAAAACTGGGAGGAAAAGCGTGGCAAAAAGGGATAGCACCTCTACTCTTAGCCTAGAGGCAGCTTGGTATCAGTACCGCGTCGGCCTTCTTGGGCCGGGAGAAGCGCTTTGGTTTAGCAGTAGCGCCATGTGTGAGTGCGGAAACTCAGACGGGTTCAACTGCTTTAACTCAGACCACCACGAGTGGCGACGAGTTATGAGCCTAGCCTTTATTGAAGAGCCCGTACGGGTTGAGCCCCCAGCATTTGCTCCGTGCGATGTATGCGCATGCGTTGGCTGCTCTGAGGGGAACTGCTGTGAACACGAGGGAATCTAGGGTGATTGGAATGCTAGACAGGCTTTCTGATCTTCCTCCGGAAATCTTTCGAACCGTTGAGTACAATGGCGATATGATCCGGCTGCACCAGTGGGCCGGCAAGTGCTCTGGGGAGATTTCCCAAACACATGAGCCGTATTGCCGGTTAAGTGCCGAGCTGGATGAAAGCCCCCCAGCTGGATGGTTTTGGCTGAAGCACTGGAGCGAAAACGAGCTGTTTGTTGCGTTCCTGCTGCAGAATGATGTGATTGAGCTTCACGATACCGCCGAACGGGCGACCGGATATGTTGTTGCCAGGGCGGCACGGCTGAAGGTAAAGATCTTTGCGGCGGAAATTCATGGCGCATAGCAACCACATCGAGGGCCACATTCACGTTGACTGCGAAGATAGCGCCGGGGCGACCGTGTACTCTGCCTGTAGTTGCTGTAATGCATTCCTTGACGAAGTAAAGGTAAACGTCTACGAGCTGCAGCAGTCTGCGCGTGAGCAGGGGCTATGCCCCGGGTGCGGCAGCGACTGGTGCGCCGGAGGATGCGACGATGAGTGAGAGGGTGTATGATCTAACTATCACCGCTTTGGTCGGTGGGTTAATCTGGTTGCTGGTTTCAGCCGTTGGATTGCGTTAGCAAGGAGTTGTTATGGGTTTGATCTATTTGGGTATTTTCGTACTGGCCATGGTCGTCACCGGCATTTCGCAGTACCGCCGGTTTTTGCGATCACAGAGCCCTGAGGCCCGAACGGCTTTTGCCAAGAAGGGCAAGAAGTGAGCTATACCTTCACCAAGAAGGATATCCAGGACGCCATTGACGCCTTGAACCGCCGGGCAGGGTTCTTGCCAGACACAAAGCTCTGGGAGACTGTCGACGGCAAGCAGGTATCAAAGGTTGGTTTCTACCACTCTTGGTACGATGCGGGCCTGAAGTTGGTCTGCACAACTAATGACCGTGGTGGCCATCGCTCTGTGCTAAAGCTTCAGACGACGAGCAAGCGAGAGTTTTACAACCTGATCTGGGCATACATTGCCGGACTCGATGATGCAAGGAGCAAGAATGACTGACGATATTAATATTCCAGAGCAGCAGATTGTCTGCGACTTTTGCGACCCAGGGACGAGCCAGGCGGCATTTGTAACCCTACATGCAAAGGCTCCAATCTTTTACGCCCGTGAGCTTCTTGAGCCGGACTCTGACGGTTTCCGCGTCTGCTCGTTTAGCGACGTTGCTGTTCGAAGGATCGGCGCGTGGCTAGCCAAGCAGGCAATGGCCTTCTGGCCTAACGGGACTTTGATCGTTGAGGACGTCCACGAGAAGAGCTTCTGGATTATCCGCTTGTCAGAGACGGCGCCTGATCTTGCGTTTGAGCAGTGCGTCCAAACGCCTTGCTGCGGACGATACGTTATCGGCGCAGAGACGTTCCCGTGGCAGTACGACGAGTCTGCCAGCCCCGAGTTTGCAGCCGAGGCCACCCCTTGGTAGCTCGCGTCCTGCGCGGAACCGAGCCGCTTGGCATCTGCAATCATTGCGGAACGGTCTCGCGTGTGTGGGAATACGGGGAGCCAGTTCGGGGAAAAGAGCACGCAATCTGCCACCAGTGCATTAAGGCGATTATTTCAGCCTTTACCCGCTAAGATCCCTAGCTTGCGGACAAGCGGCCGAACAGGACGGTAATGCTTGCAGGCGTTCTTCATAGACGTACGTAAAAACTCATCCGTCATGTAGTGCCGAGCCATCTTTACATAAATCCTTGCCCATTTCGGCGTGTGGTTTTCATTTGACTTGACGTGGGCCGCCTCGTGAATAGCTGTGTCAATGTCTTTTGCGCAAAGAATAATCTCGTGTTCTTCGGAGATAGATATGCCCATAGGGTGATGATACCCGTATGTTTTGCGTTCTCTCTCGTGATGGTGCAATCGAACCAGCTGCACGCCTGACTTAAATGTCTTGCAGGAATCTGCAATGACCTCAATGGCTTCTCTCCACTTGGGTAGCTCTGACTTCGGCATAGTGACCGGGACAACGAGCTCAAAGGGAAGATCGGCGTACCACTTCATTTATCGGCCCTTTTTGCGCTTTGAACCGCACGTTGGACAAACTTCCCCATCGTCAGACTCCGAGCCGTTTAGTTTTGCTAGGAGCTTTTGGATATCATCCTGGTCAAATGCGGTGTCAAGAAGGTAGTCGTTAGCGTCTGCCTCTTGGAGCAGCTCAAGAAGCGCATGGTCGTTCCAGCTCGCAAGCTCAGAGGTTTTATTGTCCGCAAGCAAAATTGCTTTTGCCCGCTCGTTATCGCAATCAACCCAGAACACCGGAACTTCCTTGATGCCGCAGATGCGGGCGGCCTGGAGCCGGTGATTGCCAACAAGCACGTACCCGGTAGAAGTCTGGGCCACAATGGTGCCGAACCACCCATTCTTCTTAATACTGGTAACAATAGCCCCAATATCACCCTCTCGAGCGTTCTCCGGGTGAAGCGCGAGTTTATCTACTGGTTCAATGCTGATTTCCATGCTTCCTCCAGGGTGATTTTTGCTGGCAAGTGCCGCGTTTGCATCCTACCTGAGGAACCCTCCCTGAAACAACGGGGAGCTCTTTTCTATGTAACAAACATACTAATGAAGTCTGGTATCATCTAGACAAGAGCCCGGAAGGGTGCTAGGCTTGTCGAAGGGAGGTACCTATGAAGCTACCGGCACACAGAGCTCACCGACGATTTTGGACAGTGCTCGTTGCGTTGGCCGTGGCTACGGGCACTCTCCTTTATTCAGGGGCCCTACAAATTCATCCCGTAGAGGGGCCAACGCAGCCCGTAGAGACGCTTGGGCCGCCTGTCAGCCCTATAGACCCATGGGCCAAGGCAAAGACTTACAGCGGCCCGTTTCGCATCGCCACCACTTACGACGCCTTCCATGACGCAAACGTCCAGGCGTGGTACTCCCTAAGCAGCAAGGGAAAGCGCGGCTTTAACGGCTGGATCTACGCCAGCAAGGCTGATTGCGCTAAAAACCCTGGGTGGAAGTGCTACACGCGGATGGTTGGCCCCTATAAAAAGCTGGTGCGCAACTGGACAAGCCCAATCAAAAATATGTACGCCGCCCTTGGCCCGGCGCTTCGAAAGCTGATCGGCAATCAAATCCCAATGTGGCACACTGCCCCTAGCAATAAAATTCTTATTACCTCTGTTGAGACCGGCATTGCTGTTGAGGTTTGGATTGCCGATTCCTGCGGATGCGGGGGAAACGACCAGGTCGCCGGAACAAAGGATGATCGGCTTGTTGATTTGAGCCCAGAGGCGTGGGCGGCGCTTGGCAGGGTGACATGGTATGATGCAAAAGGTAAGCGGCATTACAAGAATGCTGACGGAAGTAAGTGGAATAGCAACGCCGTAACTATTAAATACTTTGATTAGGAGGGAACATGGGGCCAGAGCTTGTATTTATTCTTTCCCAGATTAGCGTGGGCCGCAAGAACGCCATTACCTATAAAGACCTTTCCCAGCGCACCCGGTGGAACAGCCGGGCAATCCAGCTGGCGGTCGAAGAGTTGCGAAATGTTTGGGAGCAGCCGATTTGCTCGGCATCCGACGCCCCGGCCGGGATCTACCTCGCCACCAGCTCTGAGGAGCTTGAGGCGTGGTCGAACATGCAACGAGAGCGCGCCCGGAGCCTTCTTCGATCTTCTTGGGCTGTCCGAAAGATTGCCAAGAAGTGGAAGGTCCAAGAAGATCAGGCTCGCCGCGACAACGCAATGCCTGGAGAGGTGACGCTCGGGCTATAGCGTGTTATAGTCCCCTGGGGCCGAGTAAACGCCAAAGGTCATCATGCCTGAGGGTAACGGCGGGTGTAACTCCCGCCCGGCTCCACCAAAGGAGAAGGAATGCCAGCTTACGACTACAAGTGCAAAAAGTGCGACATCGTCCGTGAGACCGTGCGCAAGATGAGCGACGACTCTAAGGAGCTATGCCTTGTGTGCAACGGCGAGATGAGCGTTGTATTCAACACCCCGAAGATTACCTACAAGGGGTCTGGTTGGGCCTGGCAGGAAAAAATCCCGCAAGAAACCCACCTCGTTATTGGCGCTGACCCCTCAGACAAGAAGTAATCTCCTTAGCCAAGTTGTGCATTGCCTCGCCCGGATTTTCTCCGCGACCAATGATGCTGGCTTCGTCTGGGACAAGATCTCCAGGAAAGCATTCAACAATCCAATGTGCTTCGCGCTTCTCGGTCTTCTCCCACCAAACAATCTGCACCGCTGGAAGCTCGACCCGCTTACCACAAGCTTGCTCAAATGCCCGCCATCCACAATCTAGGCACTTTTCAACATCTGTTGGTAATCCGTATGCCTTGGTTCCCTCTGGCCCAAGAATGATTGCCGCCGAATGCAAGCACTCTGCCTTCTCGTTCACCAGCTGTAAATCTTTTCCAATCACTCAACCTCCGGTATCAGCCCGTCGCCCCGTCACTCCGTCACCCCATCCCCCCCAGGAAGGATTGCGATCATACGCCCCCCGGATACTCCCGTCAAGTTCAATCCTGTGTTCTAACTACAAAAGAAGTATTAGCCCAGACCCCCGGATCTCTGGAGCCCCATCCCCCCCTCTCCTTAAAGGTTCTCCCCCCCTTCCCCAAAATCGTCACCAAACGGGCAAAAAATGTGGTATCTTCCATCCACGAAGGAGAACCCATGAGCAAGAAAAAGCAGCGTCGAGCGGCAAGCTTTGTGAAAACTGCGGCCCCCCAGCCGGAGAAAATTTCGCTGATTGCCATTACGCCGATTATCGACGGCAAGGTGGACCACGGCTATACGCACTCGCTGCTAAGCATCCAACGGGCGTGCCTCCAAGTTGGAATTGATTTTCATTGGAGTTTTGTTGTTGGCAGCTCAATGCTTCCGGCAGCGCGAAACCGATGCGTTGCCAAGTTCATGCAAGAGTCCACAGCAACACACATCCTCATGCTTGACGCCGACATCACGGTTGACTGGGAAGACGTGATGTATGCCATTGCGGCAGGAAAAGAAATTGTTGCATTGCCGTGCATCAAGCGGCAAATTCGTTGGGACCGGGCAGTAGATCTTGTGAGAAAGCGCCCTGAGGTTCCAGCGGAGGCCATTGAGGCCGTGCTCGGTAGGCCAAACTTTGTCTTAGACAACTCGGCGCCGTCGCCCAACGAGCAAGAAGCAGCTCTTGGCTTAATGCGTGCCACACATGCCGGAACGGGGTGTATGATTGTCCAGAGAAGCGCCTTCGAGCGCTTCCAGAAGGCCTATCCGGACCGATGGTATATTGAGCTAATGGATGAAAAACAGGTAAGAACTGTTGAGTATTTTCGCTACGGTCGGAGAGAAAATTATTTTATCGGAGAAGACTACAATTTCTGCGATGAGTTCCGGGCAATCGGTGGAGAGGTGTGGGTCAAGGTTGATGGCCATACTCGGCACAGCGCCTCACTTGCGCTGAAGTACGATCTAGCTGCGCTACATGCGCTTGAAGGAGAAAAGTAACATGGACTTTGCGGCACTGCTTCTTGGATTTGTTGTTGGGTTTTTGATCAGCACGCTTTTGCTTGCCGGGGGAATGGCAATGAAAGTTGCGGAGGGCGAGCGCAGGGCGTGGGGGGAAGCTATTGGCGTCTTTATCAACCTGCAGCGCGAGCATACAAAGTGGCACGAAGAGGAGAACAAGCGAAAGATGCCTGACCCTATTGGCGCAAAGCGCAAGGCCAACTAATGCCAGAGCCAAGGATTCAATCAGCGCCGACAAAGAGGTTCCCAAAGCTTTGGGTCTCGACGCCAACGCTAGATGGCCGAGTCTCGTCGGAGTACATGCACTCATACGACAATCTAAAGTCTGCGCTTTTCCAGCAAAAGATCAACTGCAAGGTTGACTTCCTTACCGGCAACTCGATTCTTCCCTCGGCAAGGAACTATCTTGTGGATCGCTTCCTAGAGACAGATGCAGACTGGATCTTCATGGTTGACTCTGACATTAACTACGAGCCAGGCGATGTGTTGGCGTGCTTACCGCACCTTGAAAACACAATTGTTGGCTTTCCTTGCTGCAAAAAGTTTGCAAAATGGGACCGGATTGCCGAAACTGTTCGAAACAACCCAGACTTTGCCCCAAAAGACATCCCGGCAATTTTGTCTGACGCAAACTTCTCTATCCCAGAAAGCGGAATTATGCACACCGATGACTACGGGCTTGCGACTGTCGACTGGATTGGCACCGGTGCAATGCTTGCATCACGAACTTCGCTTATGAAGATCATCGCAGCAAACCCTGAAGACAAGGTTGAATTTGACAAAAGGGCTATTCATCAATTTTTCCGCTACGAGCATCAGCAGATTGTCATTGGTGGGGTGAAGTGCACGCAATACGCCGGTGAAGACGTATCATTTTGCAGGCTGGCAAAAAAGTCAGGGGTCGAGGTCAAGGCAAAGATTGACGCCAGGACCGGACACGCTGGCTTTTTGGACTACCGGTTTGATGCTTCCGCTGTCAGTAAGCTTAAGTACGTTCCGCCTGCGAAAAGGGACTAAACCGAGACTCCTCAAGCGGATAGGCGTACATCAACCAGTTAGAGCGGATCTCCCTACCTGGAATTTCTGTCCCTTCTAGCTTTGGAACGTACGCAAGAACATGCTCTCGGTTGCTGAACTGCCGAAGATCAACGTGGGCCGTGTCCGGAGTTGAGTTGATGACGCAATCAAACTTTGGAATAATCTTCGCCGCAGACCAGTCCATCATTACGCTACTGGCGATATCCCCAAAATTGAGCGCAACGATGTACGGATCAGGTAGCGTAACCGTTGTAAAGGACTCCTCTGCGCGGATGCCAAGCTTGTGGAGGATAAAGGAGACGCGCTGCTTGCTGATGCTGTGCATCCTTCCGATTTCGTTGGCCGTGTAGCCATCCAGGAACAGACGTGCGATTTCTTCATTGCGATCCTTTTTTCTAGACTTCACGACAGATCTCGCAAAGCATCACATAGGTTTCGTGGTCATAGCATGCAACGAATGTTTCATCGCATGCGTCACATACCCGCTCAGCAAGCGCAGCCCCGCATAAATCACCGCACTCTTCCTCAGTGTTCTCATCTTCGGGGAACGGGGCGAGCAGGTCGATCATTTCTTTTTACCTGCGTCTGCGGAAATTGTTGGGCCACACTTCTTGTGATACTGTCGAAATACTGAGCGCCTAGCTGCGCCTTCTGGGAACCAGATGTGCTTCCAGGTGCTTATCTCATTTGACATGATGTTATTGGAACATGTATAGCAAGCTATGCCAGTCAGGTGCGCCGGCTTTGGGGTTGCCTTAAGCGTGAGCTTTGTGTTTGTTTTGCCTGCCATAATGCCTCCTTTCTTCCAGGCGCCCTTGTGGCGCCACTCCCCGGATAAAGGGGCAGTAACACAAGATAGTGGCGACTTGGTTACAAGCGCAATCCTGTGAAAATCTACTCATGGTGTGTTATAGTCCTGCCATGAACAACACACCGCCACCGAGCCCTAAAGTTGCGGCAATTTGGTACCTATGGTCTTCGTCGTTTAACATCGCCCTGGCGTACTCTCCAAGGTGGACAAACGACACCGACCCATACGCGGTGCATTTTCCAGAAAACATTCAAGCGGAGGATTTTGTGAGACTCAATGAAGAAGAGGCCCAGTGGCTTATTACCATGAAATCGTCGGTGAAAAATGGCTAAGACACTCTTGATCGTGCCGACCAGGCACCGGCCAGCATCGTGCGACGCTTTGCTAAAGCAATTTCGTGAAACGTCTGAAGATTGCGACATTTTGTTCGGAATTGACGAGGACGACTTCTCCCCGTACTCGGACGAGGTGATGGCCCTTGCGTCTGTGAACCCGCGCCTGCGAATGTGCGGAACGCTGAACCTTCTTGCCGTCAAGCATGCCAACGACTATGAGTACCTTGCATTTATGGGCGACGATCACCGGCCTATGACCAAGGGCTGGGACACAGAGCTTGCAAAAGAAATTGGCGACCGGGACGGCGTGGCATACGGAAACGACCTTTTGCAGGGTCAGAATCTTCCTACCGCCGTAATGATGTCGGCATCAATCGTTCGGGCTATTGGGTACATGGCGCCGCCGGAGCTTATCCACATGTACATGGATAATTTTTGGAAGGCGCTTGGACAGGATCTTGGCCACCTCATTTACCGTAGCGACGTTATCATTGAGCACCTGCACCCATTGGCTGGGAAGTCACAGAATGATGCCGGGTATATGGAGGTTAATAGCCCAGAGATTTATACCAAGGACGTAGTTGCCTTTGACCGATATCTTCGAGATCGGTTTGTTAGTGATCTCCAAAAAATCCTTAACAAGTGAAAAACGTTCTCTCTTTTGTTCTCTACGGAAACAACAGGCGATACATTGTCGGAGCGTTTATTAACGCAATCCTGGCAAAAAAGATTTACCCGGACTTTGTAATGCGCATCTATATCGCGCACGAAGTTCCCGCATGGGCCGTAGAAGAGCTAAAGAAGTTTTCCAATGTGGAAATTAAGATTGCACCAGCCGGAAACGAATGGTTTGCGAATGCCTGGAGATTTCTTGCGTTTTCCGACCGAGAAGTCGACGTTGTACTGATTAGGGATATTGATGCGCGCCTGACCGTCCGAGAGCGCCGAGCCTACGAAGAATGGCTTGATAGCGGCCTAGACTTCCATGTAATGAAAGATCACGAGATTGGCCACAAGAAATGGCCGATGAGCGCAGGGATGTGGGGCGGCTACGCAGATAAGCTTCGAAATCTTGCCACAATGATGGGCATGTTTATGCAAGAGGAAACCCACAGAGAACCATACCTATCTGACCAGAAGTTTTTGTCACAGAGGGTTTGGGTGAGGGTGGAGAAAAGCTGCATGATTCACGACAGCTTTTTTGGCACAAAGGTAACAGCGCCAAGCGTTACCAAGAAGTTCCCAATTGAACTTGAGAATCCTGCAAATCACGTCGGCGCGGCGCTAGACGAGAACGATTATTTTGTCTTCTGGCAAGATGAAAGCCTGTCCGTCAAGAATGGCGGAATTGGCAAGTTCGAATATGACCTTGAGCTACTGGAGGCTTACTAGTGAACATTTTAATTACTGGGCACCGAGGGTTTGTCGGTCGACACTTTCAGAAGTTTTACGAAAGCCAGGGGCACACCATTCTTGGCGTCGACATTGTTGACTCAATGGACGTGCGTAAATTCTTCTCCCTGGCAAACCACACGAAGTTTGACCTGGTGATTCATTTGGCGGCCGTAGTCGGTGGTCGGGCAAAGATCGAGGGGAATCCTCTCTCTGTGGCCGTCGACCTCTCTATCGACGCGGAAATGTGGCAGTGGGCTATCCGCACCAGGCAGCCAAGAATCGTCTACTTCTCCTCTTCGGCAGCATATCCAATAGAGCTGCAGACCAAGCAGTCGCACAAGAAGCTTACAGAGGCAGACATTAACCTTGGTAATATCCGCAACCCAGACCTTACCTACGGTTGGTCAAAGCTTACGGGAGAGTACCTTGCGCAGTTTGCCGAGGCAGAGGGTGTGCGCACGCACGTGTTCCGCCCATTCTCCGGGTACGGAGAAGACCAGGCCCTAGACTATCCGTTCCCATCGTTCATTGAGCGGGGACGTAATCGAGAAAACCCATTTGTTATTTGGGGCGACGGAACCCAGACCAGGGACTTTGTGCACATTAGCGATGTCGTTGGCTGCGTCGACGCGGCAGTGAAGCAAGACTACCGTGGGCCGCTCAACATTGGCACCGGACACGCCACAAGCTTCCGCGAGCTGGGAGAAATGGTTGCCAAGGCGGAAGGGTACTTCCCGAAGTTTCAGTTTCTAACAGACAAGCCAGAGGGCGTAAACTGGCGCGTGGCAGACATTTCCTCTATGCTAAAGGTATACACACCGAAAGTCGATCTTGAGACTGGAATCAAGCGAGCACTAAGCGCAAGGAGGTAACTTGAGCGACACAAAGGACCACCAGCTCACTGCAATCCCAGATCTTTTTGTAGAGGGATCATTTGAGTCCGAGTTTCAAAGGATCTACTCAGAGGCGTTCTCTCTTTTGGTTGAGAAGCAGCGCCGGTACGGAGACGCAAACATTCAGCACCTGGGGCTGTACGGCGTAATCGGACGCATCTCCTTCGACAAGGTTTCTCGCGCCCTGAAGTTTATGAATGGCAGGGTGATTGACGGGAAGGTTGTTCTTAGCGACATGGACTACAGCACCGAGGAGTCGCTTGAAGATACCTTGCTCGACATTGCAAACTACGCCCTGATTGCCGTTGCGCTTCGTCGCGGGCTATGGGGTAGGCCACTTGAAGAAAGCTTGCTTGCGGAGGACCGTTAGTGTCGTTGCGCGAGTCTGTGGTAATGACGTACCGGCAGCTCGAAGACGAACTTGAAAAGATGTACCCGGGCTTTAATCGCGGCGAAGCAGCCAAGAAGCTAGCCGAAGAGATGGGCGGTTACAGCCACCGGACAATCGCAGCCTACGTCTACGGCCACCGCAGGATTGTTCCTCAGTTCATTTCCAGGTTTGTTGACTTCTATTGCCTAAAGAGCGGCAAAGATAGCAGTGAGCTTCTGCAGAAGTTAGCAATTACCGAAAGCCCAACGAGAGCAAAGCGTGTTGTTCTTGCAGAAAGCAAGATGGTCACTAGGATGCAAAAGGCCGTGGATACGATGTGCCTGAACTGCGCCGGCTCTACAATCCAGGAAGGCGGCTTCTGCTGGGATAGCGGTTGCCCACTCGTTGAGTTTACTCAATACCCGTCAAAGCAGGAGGCCAAAGGTGAATAGGGATGACCTCTGGATCGTCCTAGAAAACGACCGAGAGCATAGCGTGGTATTCTGGGCAGTAATTGACCGGGTGCAACGAGTTGTGCTCGGCCAAGGCCTTTCAAATCAGACGGATACTGCCGCAGAGCATGCGGAACAATTGGTCAATAAGCTGGTAGGGGGTGCCGAATGAGCAGCAAGATGCCAAAGCCAAAGAGGACTCCCAGCCCCTTGGCCGAGCGCGCAATCATGCTTGACCTTTCCGACGAGCTGGCAGAGTACTTGACTACGGTTTCCAAGAAGCTTGCGCCGGTTCTTGGCGGCAAGGACGCAGACTACGAAGGGTTTTGCTTTATCGCCAGGGATCGCAAGACGCAGAAGATTCGAGCCCACGTGTCAATGCACGTTCCAAACGACCGTGTTGCAACAACCTACAACGGCAGTGATGTGGAGGACCTTCAGCTTTTTGTATACGCTTGGGCAAACCACACTTTTATTAATAAGATGGTTCGTGCAAAGTGATTAGCAAGAACGCGAAAGCAGTTCTAGCCATTTTGCAGCGCTATCAAAACAGCTGGGTTGATGCCAAGCTGGTTCAGAACGAGCTTCCTGAAGGGGAGCGATTTGGTGCTCTGATTGCAGAGCTCAGGACTGCTGGTCATGTTATTGATCACCAGCAGAACGTAGACCCAAAGCGCAAGTCTTGGCAGTACAAGCTCGTTATTGTAGATAAGAAAACAATCAGCGGGGGATGGATTTGTTCCCGCTGTGGCAGGATTGAGGCTAAGGATTCGGTCAGGTCCAATACGTTGTCAGAGCTACATGCTTCAACGTACTGTATTTCCTGCAAGAAAAGGCAGGTCTTTGTATTTAGGAGTTGAAAATGGCCTCAGTAACTGAAAAGATCGAAGGCGTTTTGTACGCCGACGGATGGGACGATTGCCTTATTGGACACGGAAACATTTTCCACGGATCTGACGGACAGCTTACGGTAGCAATTTATGACCGAGATAAGATGGTCAAGAAGATGGCTCAAGAGATTATTGAGCAGGAGCAGAGCATCGATCAGGATCAGGCAGAAGACTCTGACCCGTATCTTGAGGCTGACGAGTACATCTCGTTTAATGTTGAAGGTGCGTACTTTCAGCCGGGCATGCCGGTGTATGCAAGCTTAGGGGAAAACGCCGAACAGATCGAGGCGTAACCAATGCTTAACTTTATTATTGCGCTAGCGCTCATTATTGTCCCCTGCTCTCCGGCCCCAGAGTATTTTGCGCAAGCAGAAGACGACTGGGCCCGAGACCGCATCCTTGAGCCAGATAATTTTTGGCGTGGCGGCTACGTTCGTGACGGTTTCGTCTGGAGCGGTGCCGGTAAGGGTGCTGGAATCACGGTATACGTTGTAGATACTGGTATCGCCGACAACGGGTTTATTGAAAACCTTGCCCCTGGCTTTCATAGCTTTGGCAAGAACACCCTTGATTGCGGTAAGGGCCACGGAACTTCTGTGGCGTCTCTTATTGCCGGAGCCGGCTATGGCGTAGCCGAGGCTGCAACCATTGTTCCCGTGCGTGTGCTTAATTGCAGTGGCGGTGGCACAAGGGCGGCAATCCTGGCTGGGCTTAAGTGGATTGCAACTAATGCAAGCCCAGACACCTCTGTTGTAAATATTAGTTTTGGCGGAAAGGCCGACAAGGCAGTAGACAAGGCCGTAGAGGCCATTAGCGACCTTGGGATTCCAGTAATCATTGCCGCCGGCAACTATGGAGCAAACGCTGCCAAGTATTCACCATCCCGCATGGGCTGTGCCGACGGGCTGATGGTTGCGGTAGCCGCAAGCACGTGGCTGGATCTTCCATGGACCGGCTCAAACTACGGCGATTGCGTCTGGCTGTATGCTCCGGGCGCCAACGTATTGGCCATGGGCCCAACCGACGAGAGGTTGGTAAGCGGAACGTCGTTCTCAGCTCCGTATGTGTCGGGGGCGATTGCAGCCTACGCGGCAGAAAACGGTGTCACTACCGAAGAGGCATTGAATATGGTGATGGAAGCAACTTCTAGCAGCATGACCATTGCCCGGAGGCTCAAGACTACCAAGGCTTTGCTGCAAATGTTCTCAGGGGATGAGTTTGCCCCGGATCTTTGCACGGAAGATTGGTGGATGTGCTAGTAGCGCTTAGCTGCAGTGAAGTAAAAGCCGTCTCCGCCAAGATCGGCTGCGTACACTAGCGCATCAACAACGTCGTCGTGTGACCCGTTTGGGAATGCAAGCAGCTGCATCTCAAGGTCATCAATGCCAGGGGCGTTGTTTACGTGGAAGACCTTACCGGCCTCATACCTTGCCGCAAGAGCCCTGGAGCGCGTGACCTTATCTCGGTCCGGGCGAATCGGCCTTGCCGGCAGGGTTGTGGTGGACAAGATCTCTCGAACGAACGTACTCTGATGTTGAACGGCCTCGATGTTGACCGACTCAAAGAAGCGAGCATCGTCGAGCTCCGGGTCAAGCCCCTTAAGGCCAACCAGTCGTTGTGGCCATAGTGCGCGGGGCCCAGAGTCGTAGTCAAGGTTTCCCTGGCCGTCAATGCCGGTCAACCAAGCCCTGTGCCCTTCCTGCAACCGAGACTTCCAGCTGCCGATGATGTAAATGTTGTGCTGGTCGTCTACCACAATCTCCACAGCAGCGGTGTAGTCGCTTCTCTGGGAGGCTGAGGATGCAAGGTCCACGCCTAGGCGTCGTGAACCTTCTGGGACCTTATCAACGCGCTGGAAGTTTTCGTATCTAAAAATGTTGCCACCCATTGAGGTAACGTCGTTCTGGAACTGCAACATAAAGATCGGCGTGCCAAGCTCCATCTTCTTTTGCTCCATGTCGGCAACGGTGTACATTTCCGGCCAGAGAACAGCGTCTCCCTCAAGCGCTCGTCGCTGGTAGTGGGGTACATTCTTCTTAACAAGCTCGGCGTAAAAGTCATCTTCGTGCCAGCGCGTGCCGATGTACCAACGCTTTGCCTTAGGCACAAGCATAGGGTCAACAACCTGCCAATACGTTTCACTTGCCTTTTGACGCTGCACGGCAGTAGCGTTTTCCTTCATGCCCACCATGTCGTCCGCAAAAAGAATGTCAAGTCGAGCTCCGGGCTTAATAGAGCCAAGTCCGTCGGCGAAGCACGTTGAGTCCTTGCCCAGGTTTGCCCCCTTTACTGTCCACACTTCGTCGGTCCACTTGGAACCAATAACGCCTTCTTTCGCCCAGGGAAAGACCTCGGCAAAGTACGGGGACTCAATGATCACCTTTATAGCCCTAGATCGTGCCAGGGCGTCAGACATGACTGCGGTAAGAACGCCAATGCGCACCTTGCCCCTTGTTACGCCAACCATGCGGGCGGCACGATGAATCAGCTGCGTAGTTTTTGCGTGGCCACGGGGCATGAGTACCAACCCACGCTCGTTATCGTCAAGGAACTGCTCCATCTCGCGCAGATGCCTTGGGAAGACCAGCCCGCTAACATACTCGGCAAAGGCAGCGTCGGAGGTCTGGGCCTTGACCCTGAGCCACTCCCGGTAGTTGTTATTGACCGTCGCTGTCATCTTCTGTGGCCGTCCCTTCAATTATCTTGAGGCTGTCCGTAACTTCGCTTGCCCACATTTGCAACCTCTTTGCAAGTTCTGCTGGGGGAAGGTTGTCAATTTCGTGAACGGTATTGATCTGAATGGCCACGTTTGTCTGCCCTGGCCTGGAGGATGTTTCTGGGGCATAGGCACCCGTAAGTTTGGCAAGTCGATCAACCACTTCAAGCTGCAGCTTAAGGAAAGTTGCCTCTTCCTTTGAGCCACGGGCGCGGGCGGCTCCTCCGGCGGCCATTTTGCCAATAAGGTTTGCCCGCTGGATTAGCTCAATCCGGCTAGATGCAGCGTCTGGGCCTTCCTCAGACCATTGTTTTCTGATAGCATAGATATGTTTCCGGACAGTTTCGGGCGAAAGGTCTACGGCAGTGGCGATTTCCGGCATCGGAACCCCCTGCAGGTGCAGGCCCTTAATCTTTTCTCGAAGTACGCCCAGTTGCTCAGCGCCAACGCGCCCACGCTTTGCCATAGTTGTAGTATACCAAAGGAAATCTGCATGATCAGTATCTGCGACACCTGCGAGCTTTCTAATGAACGTACATGCAGGCTATGTAAAACTACGTTTAAACGCTGTCAAAACCATGCAGCGGAGCCCGAACTTTGCTATCCTTGCGACACGGCTTCTGGGCTTGTAGTGCTGCAATGCGCCAACTGTGGAGCAAGAATGCAAGAGTTTAAGTGCAAGCTTATTTGTGAATGTGGCTATTTTGCCTCCTGTTCCGACTATTATTGAGGTGTCTATGCATCGAGTTCCCATTGACGGCGGGGATCTACAGCGCATGCTGGCGCGCGACTACCCGCAATTTAAGTCCATCAAGGACGCCTGTGCGGCTGCTGGGCCAATATTTGGCCTAACCGCAGAGACAATGCGGTGCTACGCCTCCTCAGGCGTGCCAAGGCGCAGTAAGGCATACAACAAGATCCGTTCCCGCCTCATGCAAATGGAGCAGGAAGAGGCAACAGCCATGCTTGGAGTGCAGGTTGCCAATAAGAAATTGCTGGAAGCTATTGACAACCAGGTCAAGGCGTTTGAAAATGCAGTTGAAAACCTCAAAAGGCTGCGGTCTGGCCTTACCGGCTAATCCGGTTATCGTGTAACAATAGGATATACCATGGCAAGTTCTGTGTACGACATCACCGCTGAACAAGGGGCAAACTACAACGCTACGCTGACCTATAGGGACAGCTCAAACGTGCTGATTAACATTACTGGCTATACCGCCAGGATGCAGGTGCGGAAGACCCTTGGCTCTGCAACTCCGTATTTGTCGCTGACTAATGCCTCTGGCATTACGCTCGGCGGTGCGGCCGGAACGGTTGCCATCGCTATTTCCGCCGCAACGCTTGCTGTTGTGCCGGCGGGGAACTACGTTTACGACCTTGAGCTTATCTCCGGAGCCGGTGTCGTTGTCAGGCTTATCTCCGGAGACTTTGTTGTCACCGGAGAAGTAACGAGATGAGCCCAGACGTCGACGTAGTAGACATAAATTTAACGATTACAGCGGCTACAGATAATACTGTTACCGTATCTCCGTCAACAAATTCAATTACGGCCAACCAGACAACCAATAGCGTCACGGTAGGAACACTTGGGCTGCAGGGTCCCCAGGGCCCGCAGGGAGCAGACGGCTTTGTTGGCTCAAATGGCCCGCAAGGCCCACAGGGACCGCAGGGAGCAACCGGCGCACAGGGCCCTCAAGGCACCGGAGCTTCGCACACCACCTTTACCCACAGTCAGAATTCCGCCTCAGCTACCTGGACAATCACGCACAACTTGAACTGTTTTCCTTCAGTCATGGTTGTAGATTCAGCTGGTAGTGTGGTTTACGGAAACATTGAGTATCTTGATGCCAACAGCCTTCGACTAACTTTTGTTGCCTCTTTTGGCGGCAAAGCATATCTAAACTAGGGGGGAAACATGAAATTTCTAACCAATCTTGACCTTCAGAAAAATGAGCTGCAGAATGCCGCAATCCAAAACCTTGCCACCGACCCGGCATCTCCTGTTCAGGGCCAGATTTATTACAACACTGTTTCTGATGTAATTAAGGTCTATGACGGCGCAGCGTGGGTATCTCTTTCAACTGGCGCCGGAACCGTTACAGCGGTTACGGGCTCGGGCGCGATCTCCTCATCCGGCGGCACCACGCCAAACATCACCATTGCCGCCGCCACAACGTCCGTTGTCGGTGCCGTTCAGCTCAGCGACTCCACCAGCACAACCAGCAGCATCCTTGCCGCTACGCCAACTGCCGTTAAGGCCGCTTACGACCTTGCTAACGGCAAGGCTAACCCAGGTGATACACATTACGTTGGTACGACTGCAGTTGCGCTCAACCGCTCATCTGCAAACCTTGCGCTTACTGGAATCACCAGCGTTGCCATGCCGGGAAGCACTTCAGGGACAACAACCCTTCAGCCTTCTGCTACTGCTGGGACCACAACCGTAACGCTTCCTGCCGCAACCGGCACTGTAGCGCTGACCGCAAACAAGCTAAGCGACTTTGCCGCAACAAGCTCTCTTGAACTGAAGAACACCATCTCCGACGAGACTGGCTCTGGCGCGTTGGTATTTGCCACCAGCCCAACGCTGGTCACGCCAGCGCTTGGAACTCCAGCAAGCGGCGTGCTTACAAATGCTACGGGCCTTCCTATCAGCACGGGTGTTGACGGGCTTGGCTCCGGCGTTGCGACGTTCCTTGCCACCCCATCTTCGGCAAACCTCGCAGCAGCAGTAACTGGCGAGACAGGAACTGGTGCACTGGTCTTTGCTAACACGCCAACCCTTGTCACGCCAAACATTGGCGCTGCAACCGGTACAAGCCTTGTGCTTTCTGGCGACCTGACGGTCAACGGAACGACCACAACCATCAACTCAACCACTCTTACGGTTGATGACAAGAACATTGAACTTGGATCAGTTGCAAGCCCAACGGATGCTGGCGCTGATGGCGGTGGTATTACCCTTAAGGGAACAACCGACAAGACGCTCAACTGGGTAGATGCGACTGACGCATGGACCTCGTCTGAGCACTTTAACCTCCTGACTGGAAAGAAGTTCTACATTGCAGGCACAGAAGTCCTCAGCGGCACCACGCTTGGATCAGGCGTCACCGGTTCAAGCCTCACCTCGGTTGGCACCATCGCCACCGGTGTGTGGAACGGCACGGCAATCGCCATTGCAAACGGCGGTACCGGCGCTACGGACGCGGGCGCAGCGCGCACGGCACTTGGCCTTGCGATTGGCACCAACGTTCAGGCCTACAACAGCACGCTTGCTGCAGTTGCTGGTGGAACCTACAGCGGCGATGACAGCATCACCACCGTCGGAACAATCGCTACTGGCGTATGGAACGGAACAGACATCGCCGTAGCGGACGGCGGAACGGGCGCAAGCACTCCGGGTGGCGCAAAGACCAATCTTGGATTTATGACGCGTTTCTCAGCAAGCGCAACATGGACTGCTGGAGAGGCTAGGACGGTCACCCACAGCCTTGGAACAAAGGACGTTACCGTTGCTGTGTACGATTCTGGGGATGCTCAGGTCTTCTGCGATGTGGTAACTGCCACGACCGACACCTTGACCGTCACAATCAGCCTGGCCGGGACCTACCGAGTCGTCGTTCTAGGGTAAGATACCCCTATGGTGAGAATTCTTAGCGACCTAACGCTTGACGCGGCAACAGACGACTTGACAGTTGACGGCACTATTACTTCTGCCGGATACATCAAAAGCGGCATGACTGCCCAGCGATATAACAACGGTGGTGGAGTTACCAATACAACTGGGGTTGGAACTGATTATGTTGATATTTCTGGGCATACAGTAACTTTTACGCCAAACTATGTTGGTCAGCGGTGGCTGATTACCTTCACGGGGGCATCTTACACAAATACAAATACCGACCAATACATTATTTATCAAGTTTACGTTGACGGCGCCAACCTTTTTTATACGCGAACAGTCAACATTGAGAGCGGAATTAACTACTCAACCAACGTGAGCGGAATGGATGTTTACACATCTGTCGGCACAAGCGCCGTTGTGTGCAAGGTCGGTGTTCGCATGCAAACAACAACTAACGTTACCGTAAGCACAACATATGCTCGGCTTAACGCCGTACCGCTAACGTAAGGGGAAGCCATGAGCGAAATTGTTTTTATCATGACTGCAATTTGCCGGACAGCTGAGTGTGAGGCGAACGGCATTTCAAACGTGTATGAGCAAGAGTCTGGCGTTGATTTTGTGGTACACTGCGGGCAGTGTCAACATGCAATTGAAGACATCACAGTAAGACCAAAGGAGTAATCATGGACCAGCGAATCACAACCGAGCAGTTGATTTACAAGATCGGCGCGCTCACACTAGAAAACGATATCTTGCGCGCGCAGATTGAGCAGCTGCAAAAGCAAGTTGCAGAACTTTCAAAGTCAGAAGAACACGTTTATCCAGCAACAACGGTGAGCTTTCAAAGCATCAGCGATTAATTAGTTCATCGGTTTGTATTAAAGAGTCTGTCGGTTTTTTCCGGCAGACTTTTTATTTGTTGTTCGTTACGTTTTCATTATGTATATTGTGTACGTCAACCCCTACTTGCGCAGAGTTTTTGAGGTGCAAATGTGACTGCCGACCAATCCCGACAAATCCTTCAGCGTCTTGAAAAAATTGAAGAAGAGATCACTGCTATGCGCGTTGAAATGGCAGAGACTCGTGGCGCATATCGACTTGCCAAGTTTATCCTTGGCATTCTTGGGCTAACCGGCATTAGCGGCCTTATGGCCTGGATGTCAGGGCAGGGCAAATGAGTACTAAACTTGCCACTATTGCCGCAACCCTTTGGCTTATTTTTGCAACGCTTGCATATGGCATTGTTGCTGGCCCGGCCTCTGGAAGCCAAAACAATTACGTTAATCGCACACAGGATTTCTGGATTAATCTGCCGGAGCAGGGCGAACTTCACCTTTGGACGGACCTGTGCGATGACACCACATCTCCTTGGTGCCCTGGAACGGTTGACTCTATGCTTTGGCTCTACGATGGCAATGGATCGCTACTTGCCGCCAACGACGACTCGTTTACCGAGCACACGGGCGGATACTCACTTGCCTCAACGATTCGCATTTCCCTGCCCGCTGGCGATTATCGAGTCCGAGCTGGCGTCTGCTGCGGTGACCCAACGGCTGACCGCTTTGGTGGCAATCACTACTATTTGATCAGCAACTTTGCGGCCGAGCTTGCCCCAGGAACGCCATCAGCTACGTGGACACCAACGCCACCGCCTACTCCGACCCCTACGCCCACACCAACACCCGAGCCGACGCCTACGCCAACTCCTGAACCAACCCCAACGCCCGTGCCGGACCCATACCTCAACGCGCCAACCGGTCTTATGGTGACCGTTTACACCGATGGGAATGTTTATCTAACGTGGAACGCCCCAGAAGCAAGCGGCACCGACATTGAGCGGTACGGAGTGTTCTGGACCACCGGGGACTTTGCGGGCTGGGCTGCCGCTTCCAGCGAAACCAATATGGGCATTAGCAGCAACGTCTTTGCCATTACCGGCGGCACTGATCAAACCTACACATTTTGGGTCAGGGCTGACAACGACACGCTAGGCATTCTTTCGCCTATCTCGGCGACGGTTTCTGTGTTTGTTCCGGCCCCGCCACCGCCAACCCCAAGCCCTACACCTGAGCCAACCCCAACGCCGACCCCAGAGCCAACGCCTACGCCAACCCCTACGCAGACACCAGAACCGCCAACACCAAGCCCTAGCGTGGCTCCTACGCCCACGCCAGAGCCTTCTGTGACGCCGACACCGACGCCACGGCCAACACCTAGCCCGGAGGTAACAAATGAGCCGACACCGAACCCGACTGCCACACCCGAGCCGACGCCCGAGCCAACGCCCACCCCTACGGACTCTCCTACCCCTTCTGTTGATCCCAGCCCTGTACCTACTGACACACCTGGACCAATTGATCCGGGCGCTGCGGTAGAAGCCGTTACGGAAGCGATTGGCCAGGCAGCAGAAGATGTAGCTGAATTTGCTGGAGAAGCTGCGGCAGCTATTGCTAATACTATCGGTGATAGTGTAGAAAACGTTGGTAAAGCCGTCACTGCGGTTACCAATCTTGGCAAGGATCTCAGCCCAGAGGAAAGGAAGGAGGCTGCGCCAGTTGTGGTTGCAGCCGTCGTAGTGACACAAGTAGCCCAAGCTGCAGCCGCAGCTGCGGCCGCTGCAAGCTCGGGTAATTCAGGTGGAGGCGGAGCAAGTGGCTCGTCTTCTAGCGGAAGAAAAGGGAGGAGATAAACATGCTTAAAAACGCAATCAACGATGTTATCGCTGGAGGCTGGACGATCTTCGGATTGGCTATCGCCTGGGCGGTGCTCCCAGAGGGGGAGACTCGAGACGTAGTGGGCTCAATCCTGCTTGCGCTCTCCGGTGCATGGCTTGTTACCGGACCACTTCGCTGGCGCGAAGACGACTAATTAGTTCCTGGCAAACAAAAAGAGGAGGGGCCTCACGGGACCCCTCCTCTTTTATTTTACCCTATAGCAACTAGCCCTATCGGCTTACATCTTAGGAGTTGTGCATCTCAGGATGATTCTCGTCGGCAAGAGTGCCAGCAAGCTCATCTGCGATTCCATCTCCGTCAGTGTCAATTGCGCTACCGGTAATGTGAGCCGTGCTCTCGGTAGCTGCCTTCTCGTCTGCTCGTGCGGCCTTAGCCTTGCCAACACCAAACTTGGAGTCTTCAGGGTTCAGGGCGCGGACCACAACCTGCAAGCAGGCGGCCAGACCGGCAGAGATTACGACTCGGAAATCGTTGCCTGAAATATCAAGCAGCGGGATGCCAAGACCGAGCGCAACGGCAATCGACGTTGCGATAAAGGCGCGTGCGGCCTCCAGGAGCATCTCGTCGATGCCCGTGTTGGCCATGATCCATAGAACTGCGTTCTTAATGGCGCTCATGTGTACTCCTTCTATTACTTACCGCAAGTCGGGCACTTGGCCGGACTGACGGGCGCCGTTACGGGCGCTGGTGCTACTGGTGCCACTGGGGCTACAGGAGCTGCCGCAGGCTTAGGCGCGACCCAACCCTTTGGTGCTGAAATGATAATAACATGCTTGTGGGGTGGCGCAACGTGCTTCTTTGACGCACCCTTGGAGTTTGCCAGGATCTTGAGGGTAGCCTCATCGATCTTTACGCCAAACTGCTCGGCACCCTTGCCGGAGCGCGTTGGGCAAGCCCACTGCCAGCCATCGATTGGGTCGTAGGCAGCTGAGGTCATGTGGCCGTACGTTCGCGTAGGCTGCTTCTGCTTGACCCACCACCACTTTTGCCACTTAGCATGCCACGCGGACACTTCAAGGTCCTTTGGATAGCCAAACGGCTGCTCAACCCACACCCCAAGAGCCGCGCCGGCCTTAGCAGAGTTGATCACGTCGTTCCAATCAGTAGCGTAGCGCGCCTCTGCGCCAAGCGTTCGTGCCGTAAGCACTAGCTGACCTAGCGTTGAGCCGTTGTCGCTGACGCCCTGCTTTTCAACAAAGCCGGTAGCCTTTGCCTTAGCTGCGATGCCGTCGGCGGCAGAGAAATCCTTTCCCGGAGCGTACTTAAACGCCCAAGAAACTGCTGCGGCCATAGAAGACGGACCGCAATCGTCGAGAATCCCACCTTTTTCCTCGTGGTCGAGCTGGGACTTAACCTTGTATTTCATGGGGTACCCCTTTCATATATGTGCCTCTCGGCTAGCACATCATACGGAAGATGGCAAGGTTAGGCACCGGTCTCGAGTTCTGCGATCCTTGCCTCAAGGGCATCGTTCTTTTGAGCCAACTCCTTAATTGCACCAATAAGGAAGACTGGGAGCTGGGAATACTGAACACTTTCAATCTCCCCAGTTTCCTCGTTATACCTGCAGATACGCTTCATGTCATCGCTAATAGCCTCAACTTCTTCGGCAATTAGCCCGGTCATTGAGCCGGCCTCATCACTCTTGGTCGTTTCCGGGTTCCATTTAAATGTTACTGGCCTTAACTTTAGAACATCACTCAACGGAACAGTAAAATCTTGAATATCTTGCTTGTACCTTCTGGCTGAGCTAAATCGCGCAAGTGTGCCATAACCCGAAGCGGTATTAATGTAAAGATCAGATGTGCTTGAAGTGGTGCCCATGTTGACACGCAAATCGTCATTAAGAACGAAATAAGTTGCTGCTACGTAATAAAGGTTTCCGTCTGTTCCGCTTGCGACATTGAAATACATACCAACACTATCGTCGACAGTCAACGACCCTGATGCTGTGACGTTTGTAAATGACGGCGATGCGACTACGCTTACACTTGGGGACCAACCCTCTCCGGCAGTTCCGGCAACAGAAATATTTGACCCAGCAGTTAGCCCTGCAACGTAGTTTCCAGCTGTTGTGGTGCCAAGCGTGTGGCTGTGGCTATCGTTGTCAACGGAAACAGAGTAGGTATTAGCTCCGCCAACAGTAAATGCTGCGGCCGTAACCGTTACGTCTCCGGTAAGGTCAAAGGTAGTGCCATCTAGGTCCTCTACTAGGGCCACCTGCCCATCTGCATTTGGTAGGGTAATTGTGCGGTCGGCAGTTATGGTGTCTGCAATAAGCCTAATTTCGTTGGCGTCGTTTATGTCACTCTCAAAACTTATTCCCTTAGATGTTCCAACTTGAATATCCCCAGAGAAATAGGCACTACCGTCGCTGGCAATGTGCGCAAGAACTGTGCCGCTACTAGTGTCATTAATCCACTCCTGAAGATTTCCCGTTTGCGACGGAAGCCCGTAAACCTTTAGCGGCACGGCGGCTGCTGACCCACCAGTGGATTTGCTTATAACCTTAAGGGCCCCAGTAGAAGATGGCCTAATTACAACGTCCCCAGAGGATTGAAGTTCTATTCGTGGGTTATTAGTTCCGTTTGATCCGCCATTCAGGCCAGCTTCATTTGGGGAAATAGTGAGAATGCCGGAAGAGAGCCATATATCTCCGTATCCATAAGTATCCGGCGATACCTGATCAACTAGCTGGAGCTGAATTGGCCCTTTATCAATTCGAACTTCTGTTAGGTCAACAGTCCTTGCAGTCCCGCCAACTGTTGTGCCAACTAAAACACCGACCCGAATGCGCAGGTAGGCGGCATTTTCTGGAACAGCACCATTAGACCTGGTCGAGCCGGGATTAGACCACGTTTCTGTTCCCCAGCTTGTGCTAAGTGCGTTAAGGAGCTTTGCTCCAGGGTACACTCGCGCAAAACCATTTGTAAATGTTGCACTTCCAGATGCAACGCTTTGTGTGACGGTAAATGTAGTAGTGGTTGCCGAGTCTACAGTAATCGGGGTGTCCGGGGTCCCAATATTATATTGAGAAAGGCTTGATCCACGAACAAAAATTGTATCTCCAGCAGAAATGGTGTTATTTGTATCTGCTGTATATGTGTACGTAAGAGTGGTGGTGTTATTAACAACCGCAGTGACAACGACGTGCTTGGCCCCCTGAGTGCCGGTTTTTGTTGTGGGAACCCCTCCCGATGTAGCATTTGTAAAAAACTGAGCGTCTTGGTACACCATAATCGCCGTATCGCTTGCGCTTCGATTAGACCAGGCAGCGCGCGGTTGGTATGTATATGATCGTGCGTAACTTCCAGGAACTGCCACATATCGCTCAATATAGGCATAGTCTCCAACTGCTGCGCCCGAAGGAATTGTAAACCTAAGGACGTGTCCAGACGCGGCAGAGGCTGATGTAACAACTTGGGCATATGGCTTGTTGACCGAGCCTCCATCTGAATACGTCCAATACGGCAATGCATTAGTTGAGTTATTAATATTGCTAGAAAGTGTTGGCGCGGGGGCACCAAAGGAACCGTTTTGAATGCCAGTATAAATTCCGTCACTAACGGCTTTGCTCAAAGCATATGCTGATCCGCCGGTTGAGCTTGTTGAAATAAGGTCTACGCCGTTTTCGTTGGTGATAAATTTTTGCTGGATAACAAGCTTGTCGGTAATATTTCCTGAGGTGCTTAACAGAAAATTGCCAATGCTAATGCTTCCGCCGGTTACCGTAAGGTTTGTTGATGTGATTGCTCCACCAGAAGTTACTTGGAATGGGGCCAGCGCCGCCGTGGCGTTCCCTACCCACATACGGTATGTCGCGTCAGCTGCGGAAATGACTGCTACGTTGTTGCCGGTTCCGGCCGTTACTACGCCGGTATTGTTAAGCGTAACGTTAGTCCCAGTCAACGTAGTAGATCCTAGCGTCCAACCGCCAATTGAACCGCTTGTCGCAGTTAAGGCTCCGGCGTTAGTAACGCGGAATGGGGCCGATCCAGGTGTAGCACTACCTGCGTAAAAAGCTGGGTTTGTTCCGCCAGAGTCAACACCTACAGTATTTCCAGCTGATCCTGCGGTAAGTGAGGTTGCCCCTAGTGTCCAGCCGCCAATTGCTCCGCTCGTTGCC